TGTCTCCATGTCTCAGCATTGCTCTATAATCCGTTACTTGAATCATCTTGTAGTTGGTTGTTTTGGTTAATTAATACTTGTCCTGCTTCTGTCAATGGTCTGCAGAATAATGTGAACGCCTTATCTCCATCCTGGAATGTTACAGTTGTCTCTTCTGTATTAGCAAGTACCAATCTAATAGCTGGTTCTTGACCATCTATCTTTTCGTTAGTTGCTGCGAATACTTGTGGCTCATTATCGCCAAACTTAAAGCACCACTCACAAGGGAAAATAGGTGTCAATGTTTTTTCTACTAATTCTACTTCTTGGTTGTCCATGTTTATTTGTTTTTGTTATAAATTTTTAAGTGACGGTCTATTCCTTGTATAGTAGCATCAAGAGAAGCGTAATAACTATGTCTCCAGTAAAACCATTTACCATTTAGTATCATGTTATCCCATTTGATAATCATGCCTTTGTAGGTGTATTGTTTTGAGATTCTGCCGTTGCTGTTTACATAAGTAAACTCTTCTTTGATGCCTTTCTTCTTTTGTTCAAGGGATAGTTTTTGATTCATTTGTTTATTTTGATGGGATTAGTACCTCGAATAATACTTTTTCTTGACTCTTTGGATTTCCCTTGATTAGATTTTGGTACATTGAATACGCCTTATCATAATCTTTAGACATAGTTCCAGAGACAATCATTCCGTCTTGTCGAGTGTAATAGAATACTTCGTTTAATAAAAAGTCGAGTTCTTCGATAAATTGTAGGTTAGTCATTATTTGGGTTTTTTGGTGTTGTTGTTGTTTCTTCGTTTTCTTCTTCTTCATCCTCCCAGTCGCAGTACTCTAAGCACTCTGGACATAGATTAATTTCTGGGTAATTGGTATGTGCACTACAGCAAGTTGAGAAAGGCATATTTACTTTTTTATTAGGTTATTTAAATAGGCGTGTTTAATATTTTCAGAATGTGTAACCCATTCAAGATTTTCAATTCTATTGTCATTTTTTATACCGTTTTTATGATTAACAAACTTCTTATTATCAATATTTGGTATAAATTGTAAAGCTATTAGCCTATGTATTTTAAATGGCTTTTTGCCGTCATTATTTACTAATCTTACCATCATATAACCCCTACCATTGCTATATGGTTTTAAATATTTACCATAACTTTTACTGAAAATATTCCCATTTGTATCAATTTCGTAGTTATCATAATTATTAATAATTGATTTTTGAATGCAAGTTGAAAATGGCATATTTATTTGTTTTGGTTATAGGTTTGGTTGTAGTTCTTTTCAAATTCTTCTCTAAAATCATCTGTTGCAGATAGACCTCCACCTCCATAAAACCAATAAAACATCTGCTCTTTTTCTTTTTCAATCATATCTTTAGCCATATTTTTTGCAGATGTTAATCCAATTTTTATATCCTCATCTACACATTCTTCTTCATAAAATTTAATAATTTCAATCAATTCTTGCATTGCTGTTTTCATATCTAAGGTTTTTTGGTGTTTAGTTTAGATAATCGGCTGAAATAAGTTTTTGGGTCTCCTATTTTAGCCTTGCTCATGTTACTTTCATACTCCAATGGATGTATGCAGTTTTTTGTCTCGTGATTGTAATAGGCTTGTTCGCCTTTGTCAATGTAAATGCCAGTAATAGCACACTTCATTGGATGGGTTAAGGTAATTAATTGGTGCATTTGTTTTTGGTTTAGTTTGGTAAAATTAAAGGTTTTTTGTTATAATTTGATTTATTTTAGTTAATTTTTTGTTAAATGGTTGTGAATTTTTCTTCAGCAAAGTAAACATTCTCTTGAGGACATAGTTTAGATAGCTGGATTTTTATGCCATTAATTAAAATTTCATCTTCTTGACTTGTTATAAGTTTCTTCATTTCTGGAAACATTACAGAAAATGTAACTATGTTAATCATTGCGTATTTTATATCTTTATTTTGTGTCAATGCTTGATGCATAAAATCAAAAAATAATTTTCTATCAAAGATTTTTATTGGTTCCATAAAAGATTTTTGTGGGTTTTTTGGGAGTTTTTGTGGGATTTTTAGAGGGTTTTTGCTGGATTTTTGGGGAGTTTTTGCATGGGGTTTTTGGCAGATTTTTGGCACTACATAAGCGTATCTTATAGGGCATTTATTCAGCTTTTACCGATATGCAAGGGCAAAGCATGGCTATAATGCAATTAAAGGCACTTTATAGGCTTAAATTTGGCTTCTAATATGTTTTTGGTATCAATACATTACTTTTAATTTTTAGTGTCTTATTTCGTCTTATTTTGCTAAATATTCGAACCAATTTCTCTTTTTGTCTTTTATCAGCTTATTAAATTGGCTAACTGCTTTTTGTTTTGTATATCCATAATATGAATATTCAAATAGTTCACCATTTAAAAAAGTAGAAAGAGTAAATTTTGTTACTATTTGAGCTGTTAAGGGGCTCTTTTCTTTGCTTTTTGATATTAGGTATATCATTTGATAAAAATTTGGTTAAGATAAAAGGGCAAAAATGCCCCTTTATTTCGCTTCATTAAAGCTCTTCAGTTAACCTTTATTCAAATAAGCTCCTTTCGTTATAATACGGCTTAATCTCGTCTAAAAATGCTTCATATTTAATTTTTTCGTCTAATGTTTTGCATTTTAGTACGTTATAATCTAAATATTTAAGTTGACTTTCCATCTCTTCAATAAGTAGGCTTCTTTGCTTATTCGCTGTTAATTCAAAAAGCATCTGCAAAAGTTCGTCTGAATCATAGTCTTTTAATAAAGACTCAATCCATTTTTCAACTAATGCAGGGGTAATGTTTTTATTTTTGTATTTGTAGTAGTTCATAGGTAATAAAGTTTAAAAATTATAAAAAATGCCATTTTCAGTGAATTGATATTCCATATTGTCAAAATGGTCTGCTAAAAATTCATCTGAAAAAAGGTATTCGTATTCGCTGTTCAACATTTTCCAATAAAAGTTTAATACGTCTTTTTCGAATTGGTGCTCTAATTCGTTTAATTTATCTTCTAATTCGTCTTCGTTTGTTGGTGCTCCGTCAATATATTCCCAATTGTCGCAAAGTTCATCCCTTTCCTTTCTGAATTTAAAAGCTGTTTTATATATTTCGGCATCAGCTCCGTAAACGTCCATAATTTTATCGGCTACTTCAATTTCAGACCATATAAATTCACCTTCAATTTTACTTCCTCTATCTAAGTCAAATGCGGAAATTCTTAAGCCGTGCTCTTTTGCGTATTCATAAGTATCTTGGTACCAATAATCAGAAGTACCAAAATCTCGGTATTTGTTTAATGCAAATTCTTTTGCTTTTTCGTTTAATTCATTAAATAAATAAGTGTTTATTGTTTGTGTTTTCATTTTGTAGGTATTAAAAGGTTAATTAATCTTCGCATTCTAAAGAATAGGTATCAAAGTTTTCGGCTTCTTCGTATGTTTCAAAGAAGTGCTCTTCGCCATTCCTCATATTAGTTACTAAATATTCCACGTCTCTTCCGAGCATAGAACAAATAGAAACGCCATTTTCAAGAGCAATATAAACATAGCCCGTATAAGGATTAAAGCCGATACCATCTTCTAATATCTCTTCGCCTATTGAAGCATAGGCTTCGAATACTTTGGACATTCCTAATGCTTCTAAATAACATAATGAATGCGAATCAAAGCCGTTAATTGTAATTTGTTGAATGTTTCTCATTTTATTTATTTTTTAGTTTATTCTTATAAGTGTATTTCCTTCTCCGTTTAATATATCCATAGTTTCAGTTTCTCTTAAACTATCGTAATTATATACAAAGTCGTTTAAGTTTTCGAATAGTTCACCATTATTGTACATATCAAGGGCTATCTTGTCGGCTTCCTCTTGTGAAGTAGCTTCAATAAATTTTATGCTACTTGTCCAAATAGTACAAAGTTGGTCTACTTGTATTCTAAATTCCTTTGTTTGTGTTTGTGTAGTGTTCATAGTGTTTAAATTTATTTGTTTGTAATTTCTTGCCATATTGTTTTTAGTAGGGTATAAACTAAGATACCACCAATGAATAAGCTAATAAGCTCAAATAAACTAATTGTTTGCATTGTCTTTAATTAAAAGGTGAATTAATAACTTACCAACGTTTGCCATGAATAAGCTAAATAAAACTAATTCAGCTACTAATAGAATGTTTGAAAATGTTTGCATTGTGTTTGATTTTGTTTTGTTTATAATTTGTTACCCTTTAATACCTTTAATACTTTTATAGGCTCCTTTGAACTATCAACAATTAATTGATAGCTAAAGCCATTGTTTAAGTATTGCAAAGCCTTTTTATAATTGGTTAAGCTGATATGCTTACCATTTTTGTAGGCGTTTAACTCTTGCAATGGTGTTGCGTTTCTAAAGTAAAATTGCATAGTGTTTGGTTTTGTAGGTTTATAAATCAAAATTGTTAGTGGTTGAGTAATGAACGTCAAGAAATAAAGACTTGATACTTGTTTCTTGATATGCTTTGATACCTGTTTGTTTTTCAATATCAATAGCCAAATCTAAAAGGTCTTTTAATATCATTGTTTTTGCCTTTGACTCACCAGTATTGGCTTTCCAATCTATGATATTAGACGCAATAGATTGCAGTAATTGACTAACTTGATAATCGTTTTTTAGTGTGATTTGTTTCATAACTAATTGATTTTTAGGTGTTTATGTGTTTTTTGTGTTTGTTTTATGTCTCATTGACAAAACGAATATAAGCTCTTTATCAATACAAAAGTCAAATAATATAAAAAAAGATAAAAAAATATTAAAATAGTTTTCGGTCTATATTTAGACCAATGGTACACTTTCTTTACTATCCTTATAAGGTCGGTATATATTATACAATATATATAGTATATAATATATAATATATAATATAAGATATAATATAGAATATAATATATAATATATACTTAAATAAATAATATAGTTTATATTATATTGTCCATACTTTACCAATAGTGTAGCTATTCATTTTGTAGGTCGGTGTTATGTTCCGCAAATGACAGACTAACTAATTGTATTCATAAATATAGTTACTAACCTATCCCAATAAGTACCTTATTTAACATAATGGTAATTATAAGACAATTCCGTACTTGATTAATAGTGTTTTATGTATGTTTATTTTATTTAATACTTGTATAGGGTACCCCCTAGCCTCTTTATTCGTGTAATCAATGGTGCAACGCCAATGTGCCCTTCACATTTTTGATATAAAACATTGTTTTCACCAATTTTAACTTTTGTATTGTTGTTTTGGTATAATAGTTGTAGCTTTGACTTGAAATATCCGATTTAGTTCAATGGTAGAATAATGGTCTCCAAAACCATAGATATTAGTTCGAATCTAATAGTCGGTGCAAATAGTTAGGTGGCAGAATGGATATTGCTATTAGGCGAAGGTTTTGGACTTTGCAAATAAAACTCTGATATACGCAGGTTCGATTCCTGCCCTAACTGCAAATAGATACTATGAAAGATACTTGTGCAAAAAGAAACTATAAGTGCAAATGTGGTGTTGTCCAGGAGGAGTATGTTTGGAGCAGTCAGATTAGGGAGGTGCAGTTTGAGTGTAGGAAGTGTGGTAACTGGCTTGGGTTTAACAACATCAAGGTAGATAAGGTAGTGAGTATTGTGTCTATTAGAACGCCAACCAAAAACCGATAATATGATACAGTCTTTTTTATGGGCAGCAGGAATGATGGGTATTATTATTTTATGTTTTGCTTTACTGTATGAAATCTACGACCAATTAAAAAACCGATAATATGTTTATATTTTTAGGAGATTTTGGATGCAGGAAATCAATTCCTACGCCACCACCAATTTCACAACCAAAAACAAAAATTATGGAACCACACAAAGTAAGATTAATGATTGAACAAGAACAGCTTATTGAAAAGTTGAATAAATTAGAATGGGTGATTAATTCTACTTTATTTGAAACATTTGATGATAAAAGTAAAATATTATTACCAATACAATATAAGGCAATGCTAACATATTTAGAATGTTTAGAACAAAGAATAAAATTATAATATGAACGCAGAGTTTAAGGACATAACGAAAGAAGCATTTATCATTGCTTATAGGGAGAATTTTGGGAATATTACCATTGCTTGTCAAGCGTGTGGGATTAGTAGGACTATGTACCAGAATTGGATGAAGAATGACCCAGAGTTTAAGAAGGCTTTGGCTGAAATAGAGCCAGAGGAGATTATGTTGGATTGGGGGGAGCATAAGTTGATGGAGAGGATTACCAAGGGTGATACCTTGGCTACGATGTTCTTGTTAAAGACCAAGGGAAAGAGAAGAGGGTACATTGAAAAGACTGAGGTGGCTCATGAAGGAGATGTGGTGAAGCAGATTACGGTGAACGTAGTGAAGCCATCGGAATTACCTAACTTGCATAAGCAGCTCGATGGAGATGAGAATATAATAAACTTCGATACTCAGAAAGATAACAGCTTTACTGTTCCAGCCACATTGGCTAGTGAGATACCAGAGATTCCGTTATATGACCATAGCAAAGGTGAGTTGTTAGATATGAACGACCAAGATGAGTTCGAGGAGTAAAGTTTTCTATTGGTAAACTTAATATGTGTCAAAAAACGCCATTTCTGACTTATGTTAGGGGCCTACCCTCTATAAAACCAAAAAGTATTAGTTTCGCTTTACCAAAGCCAATTTTTTAATTTTTTCCTAATGCCCTATGAACGTAACCACCAACATCGTTTTCGAGATACTGCAAAACAGCCAGAAAAAAATATCTGTTATGCAAGGCGGAACAAGGTCTGGCAAAACTTACAATGTATTGACCTGGTTTATCGTAAAATTGCTACAAGAAAAAGGGAAGACACTAACTATCTGCCGTTCCTCGTTGCCATCCATAAAAGGCTCAGTAATGAGAGACTTTATAGAAATTCTGTCGAAATATGGCCTATACTCAGAAGAAAAGCACAACAAGTCAGAAAATCTTTACTTCTTAGGAGGCAATACCGTAGAGTTTGTCTCTACAGACCAGCCGCAAAAAATAAGAGGTCGTAAAAGAAACTATCTTTTCATTAACGAGGCCAACGAGGTGAACTACGAATCTTGGATGCAGTTAGCCCTAAGAACCACAGAAAAGATTGTAATTGACTATAACCCTTCAGATTACTACTCTTGGATATACGACAAGGTAATTACCAGAGAAGATACTGACTTTACCATCACTACCTACAAAGACAATCCATTCCTTGAGAAATCTTTGGTGGAGGAAATTGAGAGACTAAAGGATGCCGACCATGAATATTGGAGAGTTTATGGTTTAGGTGAACGAGCAATATCAGAGGCAACTATTTATACCCATTGGAAACGCAGACGAAACTTCCCAGAAGGAGGGGAAATATTTTATGGACTGGATTTTGGCTACAACAATCAAACCGCACTGGTTCGTATCAAACACTTCGATAACGAGATGTTTGTGGAGCAACTCATCTACGAAACTAAAATGTCTACCTCACTACTCATCGATAGGCTAAAGGCTTTTGGCTTTGACAGACGCACAGAGATATTTGCTGATGCTGCTGAACCCAAGACTATAGCTGAGATTAATAAGGCTGGATTTAGCCTTAAAAGTGCCGTTAAAGATGTTTTTGCTGGTATCAACAAGGTAAAGTCATTTCCGCTGATAGTTAAAAGCGATTCGTTAGATTTGTTGGATGAGTTTAAAAACTATAAATGGAAAACTGACAACGATGGTAATACTTTGGATGAACCAGTTAAGTTTAGAGACCACTTGATGGATGCCATGAGGTATGCCATATACTCAAAATTTGCCAAACCGAAAAGAGGTTGGGTAGTGTAGGCTAAAAATTTGTTACTTTTGTAAAAATATCATATAGCGTGAAATTAAATGACATATTCGGAGCAATTAACCCTTTTCAACAAAAGGCAACAGTTCCCAACGGAATGATAAATGTTACGAGCCCATTTGCTGATTTTGGAGGTTTACTTGCTGGAAGAACTTTATATCCAGAACTTAACCAAAGAAAATTCGTACTTGACTACGAGAACAATAGTGAGGTCTACGCAATCATAAAGCGTATCTCTAAAACTGTATCTACGGTACCATTTTACGTTTACAAGGTAAAGGATAAGAAGTCACTTAACCGCTATACATCGATGACTAAAAACTCATCTACTACTCAAGACTTAGCCAAAGCCGAGTTGATTAGAGTAAAAGCAATTAGCGAGATTGCAGATTCCCCATTGAACGATTTATTAGAAAAACCAAACCCTTATCAATCTCTTTCAGAGTTTATTGAAAGCGTTATTGGTTATAAACTTATTTGCGGCAATTCATTTGTTTGGGCCAACCGATTAGAAAGCGGTAAGGTTCAAGAATTAGTCGTGCTCCCTCCGCAATACATGGCCATCATTTCTGATGGTACTATCAATGGGGTTGAAGGTTATTCTTTTACACTTGTTGGATGGGATTTCTTAGATGCGAAAGACGTAATCCATCTAAAATACTTCAACCCTTACTTTGACACTAACGGAAACCAATTATACGGATTAAGCCCATTACAAGCTGCATACAGAACTGTTCAGCGTTCTAACGATGCGAAGGACACTTCGGTTGGTATGTTGCAGAATCAAGGCCCTAAAGGTATCTTGTATGCTGATGAGTCTAACAACTTTGGACAAGAGGAAGCTGGTAAGTTAAAAGAAGATTTCTACAATCAGTACGGAACTAAGAGCCAAGGACAAATAGTGCAGAATGCTGGTAAGATTTTAATTGCTGGTGCTAAATTAGGATGGGTTAACATGGGATTATCCCCTATCGACCTTCAGCTTTTAGAATCAGAGAAAGTTACGCTTAGAGAACTTTGTAATGTGTATGGCGTGAACTCTGCGTTGTTTAACGACCCAGATAACAAGACTTATAACAACATGAAAGAAGCTAAGAAGGAAATGCTTACGCAAGTAGTACTTCCAGAATTAGTAGCACTTCGTGATGCTTTCAATAGATTCTTTGCAGTAGAGATTGGCAATGGTTACTATATTGATTTTGATATTACTGTGTTCCCAGAGTTACAAGAGGACATGAAGGAGCTTTCTGCTATCCTATCTCAGTCTTGGTGGATTACCCCTAATGAGAAAAGAGCAGCAATGCGTTACGATACTTCTTTAGACCCAGTTATGGATGAAGTATTTATTCCTGCTGGTTACTTACCTATCGATGAGCTTACAATGTTACAAGACCCTACAAATGCTCAGCAACAAGGAGATTATAACATACCACCAGTAAAGTAATGGCTAAAATAGTCACTCCTTCTCAGCAGTTCGCTTTGCAGCAAAAGATTGCAAGGAAATCAATAAGAGAGTATCAGCCTAAAATATTGGCTGCTTTACAATCTGACTTTGATAGAGCTGCTCAGTTGGTTAAGGACTACGGAGTTCAGCAAACCATGAATAATCAGAATGCTTTATTCGATGGAGCAGAGATTAATAATATTTTACGAACTTTGTACGAGACGACTGGCGGTTATACTGCCATGACGTACCAAAAGATATTTGACAAGTATAAAAAAGAAGAATCAGTAGATTTAGACCCTCTGAACATTATGGATGAATGGTTAGCGTTTATGTTGTCTTATTGGACAACCTATAGCGGAACTAAGATGTACGGAATTGAAAATACTACCAAGAATGAGATTACAAGGATTTTGAACGGCTCTATTAGATACGGACAAGAAAATAACTTGAGTCTTAACGAGGTTAATTCACTTGCGATTAAAAACCTACAAGAAGGTAAAATTAACAATGCAAGGAGTCTGCTGATTGCAAGAACGGAATCACATCAAGCATTAAGTGCTGGTATGATGGGTGCAGTTAAATTTGTTAACATACCTTTGCTTAAACAATGGATGGCTGCAGATTATCCTGCTAAGAATAATAGGTACAGAGATTGGCATAGGACATTGGATAGACAAACCAATCCAGATGCAGGAGGAGTAAGAATACCGATTAATCAGCCGTTCCTTGTGAATACGCCAAATAGAGGAGTAATTGAGATGCAATACGCACATGATGCAAACGGAGGTGCAATGAATAATTGTAACTGTAGATGTTGTACTGTGTTTATTGCTTAAACAAATATATATGAGTAATTTTTATAACAAGAAAGCAGTAAGTGGTGTACCAGTCGATATGTCTGATGACACAAGAACCATTGAGGTTTACTATTCTGCGTTTGGTAATGTAGATAGCGATGGCGATGTAATCATGCCAGGCTCATTTACGAAGTCTATTAAAGAGAATGGCCCACAAGGCAAGAATAGAATCTGGCACTTGTTTAACCACTCTACAGACAAACCAGTATCTAAGCCAAAGGAATTGGTGGAAGATGCTTTTGGTTTAAAGGCAATCGTTAAAATGCCAAATACAACTTTAGGTAGAGATACTTATGAGTTGTATAAAGAAGGTCATATCACAGAGCATAGCATTGGATTCCAGACTGTAAAGTCTCAAGCTAAGTCTGGGTATAACGAGATTCAAGAAATTAAATTGTTTGAAGGTTCCTCAGTTTTATGGGGAGCTAATTCTAATACGCCAACCGTTATGGTTAAGTCTGAAATCAAAGTAACTCTAATTGATGAGATAGCTAAAACTATCAAGTCATTGAGAAATGGTTTCTATACTGATGAAACTTTTGGTTTATTAGAGTTAAAGCTCAAGCAATTACAACAATATCTCGCTGAGATGGAAGAGGATGAATCAGTCGCTTCGGAAGAACAACCGCCAGTAGATGCTCCAACTGAGTTGCAACCAGTAGGTGAATCAGAAGATGAGGCATTGGAAGATGAAGATGACCCGATGGTTTCCATTGAATTAGAGGTAAACAAATATTTACAATCATTTAAAATTTTCAACTAATGGTAGAAGAAATTAAAAGTGCTTTCGAAGGCGTTAAAACCGAAGTAAACGGTGCTATCGAAACATTAAAAGCTGATAACGCAGTAGCGGTAGATGGCTTAAAAACAGAATTAGAAGAATTAAAATCTCAAGTTGCTGTAGTTAAAGATGCTGCAGACAAATTAGAGGCAAAAAACAATCGTAAGACAATGAACGAAAATCAAGTAAAAGGGTTCAATGCAACTCTTGCTGAAGCAATCGAAAAGAATGCTGACAGTATCGCAAAATTAGGTCGTGGTGAGC